GTTTTTGAAGTTCCGTCATCTTAGTAGAAATCTTAGCTCCTCTAAATGCTTTAATAGCGGCAATAGGTCCACTAGAAGCAACAGCCTGATCTACAACCTTACCTGGTGATGGTAATTTACCTGCTTTATCTTCTTTATTTAAATAGAAAGATTTAGCGTACATTTCTGGAAACACATCAGCAGCATGTACAGGTGATTCTAAAATACCAATTAATCCACCCTTAACACCATATGGGTAGTTTCTATGTTTTGGATTTGTTATTTGAGGGTTTAAAACATCAACACCAGTAATACCAATAATATGATTAGATGGAACTTCTTTTGTTGATTCATCTTGTATTGCGTTGTTTATTGTTTGTAAATGTATATACTTATAGTAAGAAGAATCTTTGTTACCAACTAAAGCAAGAGCCGATTTACTTCTTGGTTTCCCTGGCTTAGTTTCTTTATTAAGTTGAATGCCTCCAGTAAATAAAAATCTAGTAACATTTGCTCTTTCACCTATTGGTTTAAGATTATTCATGTTATCTAAAAGTTCATCAATAGTTTTATAATTATTTTCTTTTATAAATGATATAACTTTGCTTTCAGGATTTACAGCGGATATATCTTCTATCAATCCATTTAATGAGTTTGTTCTTTCTGCTTTATTAAATTTCTTCTTTATAGTATCAGCAGCAAATCTAAATATTGCTTCATTTGTTTGAATTGAATCTTGACCCATTTTAACAATAGCCATAGGTATTTGACCTTGCGGAAGTTTTCCTTCTGACCAAAGCCTATCGAACATGTCTTTATTTTTAGAGTATACTTCTTTGGCTCTAGATAGCATTTTTTCAGATTCTGCTTTATCAGTATTTGCCCAAGCACTACCTTCATTTCCTTCAGTAAGATTAAATCCTATACCTCCATTTACATCAATTGTATTTCCTGTAAATTCATTCTTTACATTGCCAGATGTTAACTGATCAGAGATTGTAAATATCATTGGTATACCATTATACTCTGATATATTTTTTATTATGCCACCTTTAAATGTAGACTTTAACTTATCTCCAAATCTTTTTACAAGTGATTCTACATTTGTTTTGCTTTTAGTAGTCAAATCAGAAGGAACATCGAATTTAGCCACATCTTCTGGCATAGCATTCATTTCCTCAACTACTGAATCAACTTCAGGTACTTGAGACACTTGCTCTCCTTTCTGAAACTTGGGTTCTTGACCAAATAGACCTCTTAGTTTATTTACTTCTTCTTGAACTACTGTTTGAGGTTCTACTTCAGCAGGAGTTACTTCTTCTTGGACTGTGGCTTGACCTTCTTCGGTAACGACTTCAGGTTTTGCTTCGGGTTCTCCTTGCGCCACTTCTCCGCCAACTCTGGCTTCTGGCTGTACAGGAACTTCACCTGTTGTTTGCTTTTGAACGGCATTTTTACTTATTATTTTTAGTTCATCATTAATCTCGTTTACTCTGTCTGTTTGAGCAGCAACGAGAGCAGGGTCTTTCCCTTCTATTTCTTTTTGTATCTTTTGTTTTTCAAGAATTAAATTAAATGAATCTCTTTGATCTCTTAAACTTAAGTTGTCAGGTATAGATTGCAGGATTGAATATGTTTTATTCATTGACTCAATTTGAGCCTTTGCTTCTTCTTTTGTTATATCCCCACTTACTATTTTAGATTTTATATCTGATTCAATAGAAGATCTAAGGTTATTGTCTTTTAATGAGTTTGAAAATATAGCAAAATCATCATCACTCTTTCTATTACTGTACCCATCTCTAATAGCTGAAACTGATTCAGATCCAGCAGACATAATTAAACCACCTAGAGCACCATAATAAGCATCAGTAGCAGCAGCCCCAATTGCTTGATTAATTCCTTTTGCTGTTGTAATGTCAGGAACATCTTGAAAGTAATCTTTATCTGTTATACCATTTGATATATCCTTTATTACTATTTCATCTAATTGTTGAGTACCTTCAATAGCTCCTTCTACTAATGCACCACCAACTATTCTTAATCCAGCATTAGCCAACATAGCGGCAGTATTCCTTTTCAATTCATTTTGCATTAATGTTGCTGATGCATCTTTTGGTAAATTAGAGAAAGTTCTAAAAACTATATTATTTACTAACTTATTAAATAGTGGGCTTTTTGTTGCGCCAGTTGTAAATTTAAACCCTAAGTTTTCCAGTGCACCTATTGTTATTGCATAAGGAACAGATATTAATTTTTTCTCAAATTGATTTAATCCATCAAACTGACTTGAGTTCATCTCATCCTCAATAGCATTATAAGATTGAGTAAAGAATGCTACTTTTTGCAATGTAGGGTTGCCACCTGCTGATAATGCAGTACCAATACTCTCAGATAAAAATGAAGCTACTTTTTCTAAATCACCCCTATCTTTAGATTGAAGGTATTCATCTGTAGTTCCAAATGAAACCAAATCGGTCAATCCCTTTTCTATTTGTGGAACTATTTGTTTTCTAAGTTGTTTTGATGCATAATCTTTTATCTCAGAATCACTCATTCCAGATGCTTTTAATTTTTCTCTCTGTACATCTGGCATTATTGATCCTTCTGGAAGAACATAAGGCATAACATCAGCAGTTATCCCTGCTAGTGCCTTTTCCATATTGAAAGCACCTTTTATAAAGCTCTTAGATATTAAACCTAGTGTATTACCTTGCTTTTCTTTATTCTTATAATATACAGCTGATGATACTTTTAGTTTATCATTTAATCTGCCTAAATCATCGTACTTGCTTTTTAATATATTCTTTCTTTCGTCAAGAGAATTTATTTTATTTTTTATTTCAGCTTCTTGTTCTGGACTAGTTGGATTTTTTATAAATTCATTATATTGAGATAATAGTTGATCTTCATCTCTTTTTAAACTTTTTGATTCAATTACTAAATCTTTATATTGGTTATCAAACCATCTGTCAGTATCGTACTGATTTAAAAATTCTTCACCATACTTATATGGATTTTCAGCCATAAGATTAACAAGCTGACCATAATCTTTTACTTCCTTCTTTAAGAAATCTTTATCTGTCTTTTTAAGTATTGACTTACTCATAAAGTCAACAATCTCATTATATTTATCGTTGCTTAATCTGTTTAAATCTTCAGTTTGAGCAACTGGCATACCAGTCTGTGATTGACCATATAACGCTGAAGGAACTAACTCAAATTCTTTTGAATTTATTGTAGTTAATCCACCATTCGTAGATGTAGATATTTTTATTTTATTACCAGCACCAGTGGTTTCAAAAATAAATCCACTTCCCTTAAATTTTTCTCTTAATTCTTTTACAGCCTCATCTTCAGTTTTAAAAGCAATATTTTTGTCTATCTTATTGATATTCTGATAGGCATCGAATTCCTTTTTACCGAAATCTTCCTCCATCATTGTTTCGGCTTCCTTATAAGTAGGCACATCTAATTCTTCTACTTTTACTTCAGGAACGTATTTATCAGGCTGTACTGATACAACTTTCTTTTTCTTTAAAGGCTTATTTTCTAGTATGTCAATATAATCATCAGTCTTATATTTACTAGAGGTAACTTTTGGTTCAGTTACATTAGCCCACCTTCTTGCTGAAGATAAAGAGTCCGAACGCTTTTGATTTTCCGTCTTTGATCCATCCAAAGAAGTAACTTGATTGACTTGTGTTGATTGTGAAACCTCTTTTTTTTTTAATGCAGATTCAAAAGAAACTTCATTTTTATACTCAGGATACTTTTCAATCATCTTTTTAGATAATTCTAAATCATCAACATCACTATATTCAGGATATTTACTCTTTATTTTTTTTGCAAATTCTGTATAATCTAATGGCATAACTTATTATTTATTAAATTCCTAAACCTAATGGATCACTTTTTGTTGATTGAATATTATCTCCCTTCTTATAAGTGCCTGGTAATGTATAATTATTTAACTTGAAGAAGTCATTCTTACCTGAATTATAAATAGATGTAGGTAAGTTTTTTTGTTTATCCATTCCTTTAATGTATGGAGCTAGTCCATCTGCTGAATATACTCTTATTTTTTTAGCTTTTGGGTCATTAACAAAAGTTTTAGATCTTTCATCATAAGCTCTTTTAGATACAACAACATAGTTCTTTCCACTTGAATCAATACCATTATCAAAATTATATTGATCTTGATCTAATGATGAAAAGTCTCCCTGCTCTAATGCCTTGTTTGCTGTTATATATGCAGACACAGCAAAATCATCAGTTTTGGTAGAGCCACCGCCACCGCCACCGCCGCCACCAGTACCTCTGTACTGTGGTTCATCAAACTCAACCTTTCTCTCTAATCTTGATTTTATTCTGTCTATTGTAGCATCATTTGCTTTTTTAACTTGACTATTTGTTAGTATAGGTTGATATACACCTTGTTCATCTTGAGTAGAAAATATCATTTTATCTTTCTGGTCATTAATGAATTTGGTTAATTCATCACCACTTAAAGTAGGTTTGTTGTATTGAGTTCTAAATTGGTTTTCTTTAGCTACTCTATCTTCTATTTTAGCATTTAATTCTTTATCGCTATAATAAAAATCATAATCACCATCAGTGTTATCAGTTAAAACACCTGCAATTGCTCTAGGATTGTTTAATATAGCTTTACTTAAATCAAACATCATGCGTTCTACAGCTGGGTTTAATAGTGGATCAGTTGTAGTTTTTCTTCCTTCTTCTTCAAGCCAAGAAGCTATTCCTTTTGTCTTTTCATCAACTATGGCATCTAAATCAATTCTATCGTCAAGTATATTCCCAGGTTTACCAATAGCCCTTAAATCCATAATACTTGAAGGGTCAAATAATCCATTGCTGCCTAACTCTCCAATTATAAAATTTCCATTAGAGTCATCAATGTCAGTTACTTTATTTCTTAAATTGGCTAATTCAGCAATTCTATTATTAATACTTAACTCAAAAGCTGAGCCCTTTCCTTCTTGTTGTCTTTTTAATGCTTCTTGTATTTGTGCATCAAATGTCTTAGTAGTATTGGCAAAAGTAGACCAAGAAGATTTTAGATTATTTATTAAATTTTTATATTGAATAGGTTTAAGTTCTCCAGATTTCAATTTTTTATTCCATTCAAATATTTTATTTCTAGCTTTATCTGATCCAGCTAGTATTAGTTGATCGTAAGTTTGAGTTTTACCTAGTTCTGTATTTTGAATAATCTCTGCGTTATCCGTAGCCAATTTGTCAAGAGCCTGACGTTCAGCCTCTCTTGATTCACCAATACCTGTAATGGTCTTAACTAATCCACCAGTGAGCGTAGCCCAATCAATTGGGTTATCGGCTGGTATAAATCCTGTATATTCGTTGTATCTGCTTGCCATTTTTTAAGGTTGTTGTTCAATTGGGCTCATAAATTGACTCATATATGGATTTGTCACTTTGTTAGTAGTCCAATTAGCATTTTTAGCATATTGTTGTTGCTTATACAAAGGAACTAGGCCAGCAGCACTAGTCAAAGCAGTTCCAGCAGAACCGAACATACCTTGAATGGCTTTATTACGTCTATTCTCAGCGTCAGCTCTTCGCGTTTGTTCGCTTATGAGTTGATTAGTCCCTATCATAAATTCACGCTCTGCTTTTCTAGCATCAACAGCTTGTCTACCAGCAGCCCTTTCAAGTTCAATTTGAGTTTGAATTTCAGCTTGTTTAGCTGCTCGATCTAAATCTGCTTGTGCTGTTGCGGCAACAATATTTCCTACACTACCAATAACTCCCTCAGCACCTGCGCCTTTAGATGCCTCTATTGCTTGTGTTGTTGCTTGAGCTTGTCCTTGTTGAGCCAACTCAAATCCCAAAGTGGGAACTTGTACTCTTCCATAAAAATCAGACTCTTTGATATTTTTCAAAAGATTTTGAACTTGTTTTGCTGATTCTGAATATGTTTTCATATCTTTATTAGCTTTAATAGCTTGAGCTGCACTCAAACCTAATCCACCTAAAGCCACCATTGTGCCTGTTACTGCTGCCATGTTATAATATTTTAACCATTTCTTGGCAATTGCTGTCACCCTTTTGGAATCCACAATTGCTATATCTATCAATCAGACTTTTGCTTTTTAGTGATGTATAAACATATTTAAAATCACCAGTTTCTTTAATAATGTCAGTCAATACATTTATAAGAAACTCAAGAGCGTCATGCCTGTCATTTTCCCTATAATGAAAGTTCGAAACTATAAATTCTATCCAAGCTGTTTTTGAGTTTGTAAAGTAAACAAATCCAGCACAAATCTCAACACCATCTTTGTAAACCATTACACCGCCCTTACCGTTTTGTGGCAACATATCAGCTGGCGGAGGTGTCCACCTCCAATCCTTCCACCATGATGATAATGTATTATAATCATCATCATTTAAGAATCGAACTTCCATATACAAATTTACAGAAAACTTTTGAATACTGAAGTTCCTATGGCAAACAATTTAACTTGCTCTATTGAATCGTTATAAAGATATACATTCATGTAGTATCCTCTTGTACCGAATGATTCAGCTTGACTGTTCTTAACACATATCAAAAAGTCAGTAATTAATGGAACATTCCCAATGGTCGTGTCAATAGTAATTGAATTAATAGAAAGATCTACTATTGTACCAACAAGAATTAAATTGCTTCCTGAATTTTTATACAAAAGATCACCAATACTTATTGATGAGTCTATATTAAAAGAGAAGTCTGCTACAACAGCAGATGGTGTTGTTGAATCAACATTGCTAGCAGAACCAACTCCTTGAGTAGATAGTGCTTTTACATCGATTGTATTGTCAAATCGTCTTATATAAGCAAACCATTGACCTTCCTTTTCTACAAAGTAAGTATAATCAATTGTACCTGCACTTATATTGGTATATAGATCAGCAGTCCAAGGATGAGTGCTGTTTAGAGACAAAGTGTTGAATACCTTAACTGTAAGCGGATCATTATTAAAAATTGTTCTTACGCTTGATTGGTATTGTTGTCCGTAAAAATTATTTCTAGTTGTATTGACATTATGCTGCCACAACTCACCATTCTTAAATGTATAAAATATACTATTCATTTCAGTCATCCAATCAGGTTGATAAGACCAAAAAGAATTCCATCCTTCAGCAACTTTTGAATATGTTATTGTTCTTCTAGGGGTACATTCTTCTATGTCAAATGCTGAAAAATATGTTGTGTCGCCATTATTTACCCAATTGCCTATTGGACATTCTACATCTTCTGCTAATGTCCATAACTCATCACCTAAATAAATACCCATTATCCATATAACTCCACCCCATGCAATTGTTAGAGTTTGCTCTGTTATAGGTTCTACAACAAATGATTCAAAGATACTACCCTCTTCAATTGTATAAGTTCCGAAAGGGCAAGGGGTGTTGGAGGATAGTGTAGCTCCCAAACTATAATCAATAAGCCAATATCCCTCTACAGGAAACCAAGATAAAATACTTGCATCTAAAGAAGGAATTATATAAACATTCTTACCATTAGATTCACCATCTTTCTCCACCTCCACCGTAACAGGCTCTTCACCTATTAATTGATATGTAACACTAATCGTGTCGCACCCTGAGCTCTCTACTGGCGCACTAAACTCATAATAATTCTTACCATTTAGTACGCCAGTAGCAGTTACCTCTATTGACACAGGCTCTTGACCTATTGGGGTGTAGTTTATTTTTATACAATCACACATATTACAAAATTATAAATCTTCTTCAGGTGGTGGAGGCAATATAAATCCATTTTGAGTCAACGTAAATGTAGCTGTCAAACCATCACAATATTCAACTACAAAGTCAACACTTCTTACTGATTCAGTTTCATTACTGTCAATATTAGCATATATATCTTGATCACCATAGCCCAGTTCTGTTACTAAATCAATCCAATCAGTACCATCACCAGTATCTTCAAGTGTAATAGTCCAATATGTACTAGATAAAATACTAAACATAAAGAAGGGATCTCCGTATGTATTCCATCCTTTAGTTAAAGCAGTTTGACTTAATGACAAATTACAAATTTCTTGTTCTGCATCAGTAAATGCTAAAACATAAGTTTCATTGTAAGGATCATACATTCCAAGTTTTTGAGTGTTTGGATTATCTTTCAACTCATCTCTAAAATAGTTCTTCATACCATTTGCTGATATTTCCATAACTTGATCACCTGTCATTTGTAATACAGCTCCTCTTCTTGCATCTGTAAAGAAAACTATGTTGGCAAACTTGGCAAAACTTTCAGGATTATTACTTATACCATATTCAGATGGATGAACAATTTGATTACCTAATACTTCAGGAACAGAAGCAACTTGACCACCACCAACAGCATCTACCAACAAGTTTTTTCCATAAAGAACTGACGTTATTTTGTCTTGCTGTAATACCATTAAGTTGGTATCTAATGCGTACAACTTCTGTATCGGACCGTATTGCTTATCTAAATTCTTAAAGTTTGCTTGAGATAAATTAAATGAGTTTAATCGATTGGTTGATGTATCACCTTTATATATACCACTATAACAAAGTGATGCAATTTTATCTTCCTGCTTATAGTCCTCAATAACACTTGTTGCTCTTGGACTATATTTCATAGTAGGTCTCAAGAAGTTATCGTAAATTCTATATGACTCAACACCATTACCAAAAGCAAAAGCGTTGAAATCTGAGTTGTCTGACGTTACATTATTAAGTTCAACTATGAGTGGATCACCATTATTAAAATCTTGGTCTGATTCCCATTGTTTATAATATACTTTACCTGGTGTTACAGGGCCAATTCCAGGAAAAGCAAGATCTATAACTATAGCATAATTAGTTACATATAATATAGTGTATTCACCACTAATAGGGCCTACTATAGGTGGAGTTATGTCTGAATTCTGTACCCATACTTTTTCACCAACATTAAATGAATGCATTAAATCAGTTGATGTAGGTAAGTTAGGGTTTGCTGGACCTAATACTGTTTTACCTGATGCTTCTGGAACAGTTGGAAACACAGATCCACCTTCAGTAAAGTCAACATAAGGCCACGAAACCATGTGATTACCATTTTCTATTCGATAAGTCTTACGCATTTCGTAAAATATATCAATATCTGATTCTAATGGTACTGTTTCAGCTGATAATTGAACTGTAGGTGTCTGTGTAATAGATATTTCGCATAATATTTCATTCCTATTACAAATATATTTATCTCCAATTCCCCTAATTAACATACATAATACCCCATTGTCAGGATCTTCTAGTATGTAATTTGATGTAGGATTTCCAGTTACTAAAGGAACAGTTCCGTTTTGTGATCTTCTAAACATTATATTATTAGCAGATGTAACTAAATTATCGCTAGAATCTTTATACTTGAATGATTGATATGCTCCTGACTTCCAAAACCATTCTTCTAAATTCTTATAATAATTATCAGATACCCAATTATTAGTTTGGTTTCTAATTGGATCATTGGAATTGGGTGGAGTGTCTCTTATTATATTTATGTTAATGTTTGCACCAGGATATATTGGCCCATTAAATGGCAATATTGCATGCCCTCCATAATCATCTGGATCATAAGCTACTAATTCAGCACTACTATTTACTGGAATACCGCTTCCATAAGGAAATTGAGAAGTATATGCATCTATTACAGTTGATAATCTATAATCACTTACTGTATCCAATACTTTAAAATTTGCTCTTGCATTAAAAACATATATATCCCCTATATTGTAATTTCCACTATCAAATGTTAATTCAAATTCATAAACATTTAAAGTGATAGTATATGAAGATGTTGATACAGGTATTAAATATGGACCATTCCATCCACTATCAGCATCTGGTGTAGTTGTCCATTGAAAATGTGTTCCAATATTTGTTGGATTAGATGGATCTGGAAGTATTTTTATTGATATTCTGTAATCTTTTGCCAAATACGAACTTGATAGATATGAAATACTTATATTTATATTTGGTGCATTATTTTGATTTGGATATATTAATGTATTATCACCATTGTTAGCATAATAGGCATATTCAAATTTTACAGAATTTGATCTATTTCTTACTGGTGTAACCGTTTCGTCTCCATCTACACAAGCACTAGGTCTAGGCCCTCTACCACCTTGATATGTATAATATGTTTGAGATTGAGGATTATCTAAAAACACATCAGCTGGATCAGCCTTAATCTTAAAATATAATCCAGCAGTTGAAAAAGGTGATGTTGCATCTTTATATTCTAACTCAAGTACTTTGAATTGCTTGTTTGAATAAGTAGCTATGCCATTTGATGTTTTAAATATTATATATCCACCAACTGTTATTTTATCTCTGTCGGATTCATTTATTAGAAAATATCTAAATACACCATCAGCAATAAATAATCTTGGAAATATATTATAATAATCACCTTGGGCTTGCTTTATTGCAAATCTATAGTTAGTGGCCCAAAATGGAGGCTCATTATTCAATGTTACTTCAATTGAATTTGCTTTATCTGAGTTTAAAGAAGGTATGTATAGTGTGTTTTCTTTACTAGTTAACGCAGTAGTCATTCTACCATATTCATCAAGATAGATGATACCAATCTCATAATCACGATCACTCCTGAATGTTTTTTTAGGTTCAGTTGTTATAGACTCATCTCTAAGAATTAATGTATAATCAGGAACTATTTTTATACCATTAGCATTTACAATATCTCTAAATTGAACATAGTTTCCATAAACAAGTCTATTCCCTATTATCTCTTGAGCTTTTGCACTTAATGGAACATTGTCAAATAGTCTAGTTACCTCACTCGACTCTAAAGGAGTATATATTTTATTAGCACTAAAAGGTATAGTGTATCTATCATTGTCATTTATTTGTATATCAGCTTTATTATAGTTGTCTATTATATATACATTTAATCTGTAAGTATCAAAGTAAAGTAATTGAATTTGCTCAACAAACTCATTACCAGTATCAACAGTTACATCTACTTTATTATACTTATTCAACATTCCTTTGTTGTCGCCTGTGTTATAATCATAAGCAAATCCGCTTGCATGAAAAGCAACAGATGAAAAAGGAGATAGTGAACTATATTGATTGTCTTTATACTTAAATCGATATGAAAAGTATATAAACTTATCTTGAATGTTGTTTGATGTTTCTATTTCTGAATTAAAACTTAAATCAATCTTCGGACTATATAATGGCGGTCTTAAAATTACATTAATATCCTCAACAATTCTAGGATCGTCAGTAATATAACTTTTAGATCTTGCAATATTTATTCTTCTTGGAGGATTTAATCCATCCGTCCAATATATAAATGGTCCTTCATCTCTAGATACAGGAATGAAGTTTATACCAGTTACAGGATAGCTTTTGTTAAAATTCAACTGCCCTTGAGTACAAAGTAACACAATACTAGTGAACTGATATATCTCACTGTACTCAAATATGGCATCAAATGTATCACTAGTAACCAACCAATATATTAGGTTGTCAGCCTCATAAGTCACTGCACCTATTGTTTTGGCGTTTGACCCTGTATATGTTACACCTCTACCTTCAACTAATTGTTGAATATTTGAAACTAATGTATTGCCTAGTGAATTTGATACAGCACCTATATTAGATCCAGATGTTGTATCAATTGTTACGTTTAATGCATCGATATATTCACCATCAGGAACAAGTCTCTCATCAAGATCCTTATTCATCTTACCTGCAATAAAAGTCTTTTTTAATTCCATTATTTTATAATTTTATCACGCCCTCTTAGTGACATAAGTAATCTTGCTGGATGTAAGTTACTCAATCTTATTTTTGTATTTCGTAAAGAAGCCGTCTTGGCTTTTTGCACTCTATTTACAATATATTCTTGAACTCCTGTTTTATTGCTAAGAACCGCCCACTTCAAATAACTGTAAATATACTCCTCGGCTAATTTGTTGATTGTGATAAGAGAATCATCACCATTCTCCATTCCATCTGAAATGTATTCAAGAACAATGTAACCATCTTCAACGCCAGTAGAAAAATCAATTACTCCTGCTGCTTTGTTTATAGTAAACTTAGGATTTCTATTTGCTTCATCAGTAGCTAGACCATAACGTCCACCCATATTATAACCAAAGTACCACTCACCATTATAATCCCAACCATAATGACCATTGTAAGGCCCTGGCCCTGTGTATAACTGCTTGTCAAGTCGCATCATGTCAATCTTTGATGTACCTGTAACTACTTCACCATTTAAATCGAAAATAATATTGTAGTTATTATCTTGTAAGTATGCTGTAGCTGACAACACTGATCTATTCTCAGTTAGTTGCAAAAGAACACCTTGTCTAAGTAATGATATCCTTACATAGTTAACATAGTCAGGAGGAAGCACCATCTTTAAGCTATCATCTAAATGCAACTCAAGCACTTTTATGTTTCTTAATGCGTCATAGTTAATCTCTTGAATAGCTCTCTTTGCATGAAATAAGACAGTGTATCGCTCAACATTATTGACAAGTTTATCGTTACCAACATACATCAACATGAAGTTGTTAACTATATCCGCAAGGCTAACATATTGATATGAACCCCAATTCGTATCTTCAGGTATTATACCATTGTTAGTATAATATTGATAGTTAGTAATGTATGCCATTTATTATTGTTTTTGTTGTATTTCTTGTAGCTCTTCAGCCTTAGCCGCTGCTATAACTTCTTGCTCTCTAATCGACACGCCAGCATATTGTAATATCTTAACCACCAAATCAGAGAAGTCACTCATAGGCATTTCAAAGTCTTGATAGTCCAAAGCTGATGGGTTAAATAGTGGATCTCCACCAACAGAAGTATATGTCCACTTAGGCTCTTTTGGATACCTTAAATAGTGAGCATCTACATTTGCTGTTATTGTATTAGGATAAACCATGAAGTTAGATCTTGATGTAGTTGTACCATCATTATCCATCAATGTATAAACAGGGTAAGCAACAGATGGAGCGGTTAAATTTGAAGTTAATAAATAAAGGACTTTCTGTTGACTAACTTTCTCTATTTCCTTATTATTTAAAACTAGTTTTTGAATGAAATAGCTATCTGATGGTGCTTCAAAATATGGTGCTGTATAAGTTAATGTGTCTACCTTATAAAAGGTATCCAAAACTTCAGATAATTTTTTAGGTACGTCAGAATATCCTTCACCATGCATTCTTTGATTTTGCTTGATAATCGCATTGCTGTATAGATAGATATATCGTTCAAATACCTCTAACTGTGCCTGCTTGGCATATAGGTTGAACTCAAATGGTGTGATGTATCCCCTATTGTCTTTCGCTAATATAGACAGAACTGTATTTCTAACTTCGTTTATCATACTTACAAAGATAAATAAAAAAAGGCACTTACAATAAGTGCCTCTTCCTTTCTAGTTTGATAAATTATTAAGCGATAGCTACAGATGTAATCAATTGTTGAGTTGCACCAACCAATGGTAATGCAGGAACAATGATAGCATCAGGATTTGAAGCTGCACTATTAGCTAAAGCCAATGCATTAACTACAGCATAGTGAGATGCGTAACTAGCATCAGCAGTAGTAAATGTAATCGTAATTACATCAGCAGTAGCAACACCACCAATAGCAGTAAGTACTAATGTTGATGTAGATGGCATTGTAATTAAATAATCAGCGTTAGCTGATATTAATGCCTTTGGAAGTGCATCAGCAGCTCCAATTGTAAATTGCAAAAATTTTCTGTTCATTTTAAAACGTTTTAAAAGTTAGTAACGATGCAAATATACTAATTATTTGATAATTTATCGTCTAAGAACTGATACAGCTCAATGCCAGCATCAGACTGTAAATATGAAGCTAAAACAGATGTAGCATTATCACCAAATGGAATGGTCAATAATTTCTTTTTGTTTTCTTTTAAATTGAAATACAAATCTTTACCATGATTCTTTAAAACCAAATAACCATCAGATAAAGCTCTAGCTGCAATATTGTTTATTTTTAATGATGGATCATTTACGGCCTCCAAGAAATCTTGCGGATACCTCTTAGCATAAATCATCATATCTCTTTTAATTTCAGAACTACTCATTTTATCAACTTGTCCACCAACTAAAATACGAGCTACTGCTTCTAATGTATTAAAGTCATTTGCAGCCAAATCTCTAGCGGCCAACTGTGCATCAAGTTCTGAGTACATTGATTGAATATCTTCTTCAGCATCTTTTTCATTGTCAAATTCAAAAAACTCACTTCCATTTCCAGGATGATAATGTAAGAATTGTTGTAATACTGGATTAGTTCTAGGAACTGTTAAAACACCATCTTCAAATACAATTGGTTCAACAATTACATTTTGATCTTGCTCTTCCTGAAAAGGAGTATTTGAATTTCGAGCGTAACGAAGTGGGTGATTTGTATTTGTTTCTGTACAATAGTAAAGTAAACGTTGTCTAGGTGTATCCTTTGAAGCTATATAATAAGACAAAGGAGATTGATTGTTTCGCAGAATATAAGTTCTGTCTTTTGGTTCGAGGTTTACCCTCTTAATTTGTAATTTTTCCATTTTATATAATTTAAATTTTAAAAAAATAGAGAGGGACACTAATGCCCCTCTCTGTATTTATTCTTATCCTTTGAAGATAAAGAAGTTGTTAGCACCAAGTGTACAAAGTGCACGCTCAGTTAACAAGTTAACCTCCATTGCATCTAAGTCACTAGTAGCAGCTCCACCAGCAGAACCAGTCATCCAAGTTTTGTAACGTCTGTTTTCAGTCTCAGAAGCTCGGTAACGAACGTGTAAGAATGGACGTTTTGCGTTTTTACCAAGAACTTGGTCATAAACTGTTGTTGTACCAGCAGGAACTAATACTCCGTTTACAGCTCCACCAACTAAACCACCACGAAGAGTAGCATCATTAAGATATTTCCAGTCAGTTTTGTAGAACTCATAACCTCTACGGAATCCTGTGAATCCAAGATTCAAAGCCATTTGCTCGCTGTTATCAAATAATCCGTAAGATGTTCCACCAACTCCGTAAGAGTTTTGAGCAGCTAACATATCATCGATATCGAAAGAGAACTGACGGTTCAAGAACAATGCATTCTCAGCGATAGCTCCTTGCTTGTCAAGACGTTGTACGATAGTATCAAAGTCAGACAAAGCAGATGGATTACCACCAGCCCATACATTTCCTCTTGATTCGATAGAAGCGAATAAACCTTGTGTACCTTTGTTACCTAAGTCACCAGTTGTTAATGCGATAGCACCAGATCCAGATTCAGCAACAACACCTTCTACCATTGCCATTTCCATATAATCTTCGAAACGTAAACGGTTTTCGTGCTCTGACTTCATATACCATAAGTAACCTGTAGCTCCATTCTCAGTAGTTACTTCAACCCATCCGATTTGAGCCATATCAGATCCTGATACAACATATTTATCTTTGATGATGATAGGAGATACTTCAAAAATGCTATCTTGAGCTTCTAATGAACCTGACATTCCGTTAGATCCTTTTTTGAATTCAGAACCATAAACGAAAGCAGTAAATGTAGCTCCAGTATCAGCTGTAGCAATACCACCAGCATTGTAGAAAGCAACTTTAAAACGAGTTGCATCTCCAGATACAGGACATTCAGTTACGATACCTTTGTAAGATGAAGATGAAGATGCATTGTTTGATAAGAATACAGTTTGACCAACTCGGAAAACACAAGTTGCTGAACCAATATCAAAAGTAACAACATCATCACCACCTGAAGCACCTACAGCTGTAACAGCAGTATACTTAGTATGTAAACGACCTTGCTCCGCCCACTTAATTAAGTCAGAGTTAGAAGGAAGTTCAGCACCAACCATACGCAAGAAAGATGCGATAGATCGATTACCATAACGCTCGAATTCTTGCTCATAAGTATCAGGAAGATACTGATTCAAGAAATCAAAGTTTGTAATGTAGTTTGTAGGCAATGCTGCCTTAACGGAGCTAGGTGTAATTGCAACACCAGGACTCGCTTGTAATGTACCAGCCATTTTTTCTAATTTTTGTTTTTGTTTCTAATTACTAATCTGTTGCCACGATCATCATCTATAGCCGTAACTTTGAAACCTGGTGCTGGTGTGACTTGCGTAGCCTGTCGAGTCATGTCAATATTTTTTGACTCTTTAGCCACATTGTCAACCGCATCTGCCATTCCTTTCTCGTAGAAAAACTTGGCAAACTTCTCTGGGTTCGAAGCCACTGCAATAGCACGATGGAAAGATTCAGCGTCCTTAAGATAACCATCATCATTTAAGAACCTTGATACAAAGTTCTGAAGATTAGATTGCTCTTTCAGCAGGTCTGGTGCTTCAGATGGTTTGTAAACTAACTTTTTATTCTCGTCTAAATTAAATCCGAAACCTTCGAACTTTTCAGAGAATAAATCAGAAGTCTTCTCACTGAAATACCTTGCCCTTTTTGACTGCTCTTCATCAGTTTGAGCCGCAGCTTGTTTATAACTCTTATATGCTTCATACGACTCTTTCTCTTCTTGCGGAACAAAAGATTCTCTTGACTCAAGAGGAACTTTATACTGTTCTTTTAAGCTGTTGAAATAGTCCTTAGCTTTTGTGAGTTCTTTTTTCTTAGCCAACTGCTTTTTCTTAATTTCCTTCTCTTCCTCAAAATCTGGATCGTATCCAAACTGAGTTTCAAGATCGAACTTGATATCATCAATGTCAAGATCTTTATCTTGATTTCTTCGATACTCAAATAGCAATTGGTCCTGATCCATTGAATCGTAATCTTTATTCAATTTAATAAAGTCTTCGATTCCACGACCAGTCTCTTTTTTATATTTCAAATAGGTAGCAACCTCTGGATCTAAATCCTCATTGCTTGAACGTTGCTCAAACAACTCATCAAGATTGCTAATCTCTTTGTTATATCTTTTTCCAATATATGAAAGAACTTTGTTGTCGTCTATCTCAATCTCTTGAGGTTCAACTGGTGTGTCTGTTGGCACGCTAATATCAACTTTATCCACAGTCGGTTCATCTTGAACTTGTCCTGTTTCTTCAGCATGTTTATCCAACAACTGTTGTTCTATTTCTGCAACTGACTTCTCCTCGAACTCAACTGCTCTTACTTTAAATTCTCCTTCCATTTGATTAAATTTTTACAAAGATAATAATTATATTTTAAAACATATATAATTAGTAAAGTAGCTAATATATTATGCAAAAGCATATAATTTTAGGCAAAATAGCTAATATATTATGCATGAGCCAAAATAAAGATTTTTTTGATGTTTTGGCTGTTTCTCAGTTGCCAAATCTGGAAAAATTCATGCAATTTGGCAAGTAAATAATCGGTAAAAATCCGATTAATCTAGGTCTACGTTGTCATAAAACATAGCATCTGAATCTTCAGTATGCCACTTATCAAACCCTTCGCAGTTAAACCAAGTGTTATTAACCAAGTAGTCAGGCTTAGATGGAAACTCTTTTGTAACAAATGAAGGCTCATACCAGCGTACCCTGTTGTTTGGCTGTAAGGCTATCTTACCGTTATCAAGTAATATTATATGATGTGACTTGTGCTCTAGTGGATCTTCAGCCAATGTAATATCAGTATTTATATCGTTAGACCCCCAATTTATTGTAGCGTAATAAGTTCCTTTGTGCCACTGCCTATCTTTCATATATACATCAACATTTGTATCATACACATAAGAAAGTTGTGTCAATGTAAAACGATAGCTAAAACAGTTCCATATCTGTAAGTAATGGAAAGGTAGATCGGGATTTGGTAACTCTGGTTCAGTTAGTAACGCATGGCTAGGTAACTTATCTCTCATGACACCATTATCAAGTAAAACTTGAAATAATGCAGCTTGACCTGGCATACATCTTACCGATATAATTACGCCTTCTGTAAATTCACCATACCCTTTTTTAAATTGATACATGTACTCATTCCTTACGAATACCTTCAAAGGAAAGAAATTGTGTTCTATATATGCCATATTTACATTATATTGGTTACAGTAAAATGTTTACTGTAAACAACTATTTAGGACTAAATGATTCTAAATCGAAGCCATCCAAAGAATCTTCTGAACTTTCGAAGTTCAATGGTGGTAAGTTATTCTTTCTCTGATTTATAAGTTCTGATTGTCTTGTTGCCTGAAGATCAACTCGCTTATCTTTAGCCTCTTCTTTTTTCTCTTCTCGCTTCATCAAGTTTTCAGTCTCAATACCTTTTAACTGCATATTGTACTGGAACTCTCTATCCATCAACTGAGCCTTAATAGCCGCCTCAGCCTGCATCTGTTGAACCGCAAAATTCATCTCAGCTTCTCTCAATTGTATTTTAGATTGAGCTTCAAGTTGAACTAACTGAGCTTTAGATTCAGCGGCCGCTTGCTGAGATTGGATATTACTCTGCATTTGCATTTGGAACTGCATTTCTTGATCCTTCTGCTTTTGCTCCATTCTCTTTCTTCGTTTCAATTTCAATAACTCATTTGCTAGCTTAATGTTATTGATCATTCTAATGTCAATAGCATCTTCTAGATCAATTGTTTGTTGTTGCAACGATACCTGAATGTTAGCCTCAAGCATTTGCTTCTGCTCTTCATCTGGAGCTAACTCAATGAATATACCAAAGTCATGTAAATACAAATCTTTAATGTCATCAAGTATTGCCACATTATATTTACCTATCTGCATAGCGAACTCTTCAGCAAAGTCAGAGTACTCTAATATATCAGCAATTCGTATTGATAAACACTCAGCCAGCTTCTTAGTAATATTAAGGCCTCCTTCTAATATATGTCGTGTAGCTGTGTTTGAGTTCAATGCAGCTAGTTTCTGAACACCAACTAATGCGTCAGGGCTAGGAGTTGATCCGTCTCTAACTTCATTGATCCCAGTCACATCACGTATCATGTTTAAGTAGTGATTGTAGCTTCCTATCAATGCAGCCATTTTAGACTGACCACTATTTGAATTTAACTCTTGAATAGGAACTCTAGCATTATTGAATTCACCATCTTGAGTGTAACTTCTACCAATAACACTACCAGTTTGAAAGTATAGTTTTAACGCGTCCTCTGGATTATACGCTGCTCCTGTACCAAGATCAACTTCGTTAATACCATCAGCATCAATGAACACACCATCAGGAACTACTCTTGCCATTACTTGTTGCAGCTTTAAGTGAGTAAGTTGTATCTGATCAGCAAAAGGAATCATACGTCTTACTAATGACTCGTTATTTCCTTTATACATTCTAGGTGCAAACATCACATAGTTAGGAAGTGCTTTCTGTGTAGCTGACTTAGGTCTAACCATGTTCTTCATCATATCCCATTTCAACATGATGTTAGATCCACCTACTAATATACCTTCGTACCAAACATCTCTTACAGCCTCAACTTTCTCAAACATCATTCCTTCCTCAACTGGAGGATTGAACGTATCATTCTTTCTAATTACTCGCTCACCACCGTTCTCAAGGATTTTCTTCTTCCATACAAATCGCTTGGTAGTTTTGTAATTTAAGTATAGTAATGTTACTACTTCATTTAAGAAGGCATCATCTTGGTAGTTTCTAATAATTGGAAAGTAGTCATACCAAGCAGATGAGGCATTTCGTATTTCTTTTAATTGCTCATCAGTTAAATTTGGATTAATCTTTAAAAGTTCAGTGTAATGAACTTGCTTAACCTCACCAAAATAATAACAATCCGAAAAGTCATTTTTCTCAGTATAACTATGAATGAAATTTGCAGGATCTACATAATCAATTTTTAATCCATCGTTAACTAAAAATGTATGTCTTGCAACAGCCTTACCTAATACAGTTAAATCATAATCAATTAACTTCTTTGTCTTTGAGTACTCATTCATCTTAAGAATAGTATCAATGGCAACCTCCTCAGCAATCTCAATAGAAGGCTTGTATTTTAGCTGCATATAAAGAGCCAACTCTTCATCATTCTCTGGTAACTCGTCAGGACTTACATTGAATGCATCAATACCAAATTGATCTTTTGTCATTTGCAAAAAATCCTTGGCAACCATATCAGCCTCAATCATATCTTGAAATATGTTCCGCTTTTCAGCAGACATAACATCTTGAGATTCAGCTTTAATAGTAAACAACCTATCATTCATTCCATTGACAACAATGTCAACAAATTTTGGTATAATAGGTATTGGAGTCCAGTCTAAATTCAACATAGACATATCCCCATTTACAGCTAATTCATCTTTATATTTTTGTACAGGTTGCTCACCCCTTGCATATAATCTTAAACGATGGAATTCACCCCATTGATCATAGAACCGACATGTATTTGCTTTACGCTTAAACCACTCACCCTCAATTGATTTTGCTACTTTCAAACCATATTCAACGGTAGATTTTTCTTCATCACTAGCCATTTGGTTTGGAAAGGGTGATTGATAAATTACAACTGATAATTTCTCCATTATTTTAATATTTCGCTTCTGATTCCACGATTATCGTATTTTACAAATTTAATACTTATTTTTGATTCCTTTTTCTCTACATCAAACAAATGCTTACGTGTAGCCATAATAGCTAAACCTGAGCTAATGGAAGCATCATGTTTTGTTCTATTATTTGGATCGAATCTAGCCCAATCTTCCAAAGTCTTTGTAAAATACATCGATCCCATGCAGTCAGGATCTCTATAAGTTCCCTCAGTATCAAGGCCTACATATTCCTCAATATATGTTTCAATGGCTGATGCATGAGCCTGTCTTACATCTTCAGATGAGTTAGGTATTCCACCTATTTCTATTTCAGTTTTAGATAGTTTTGTTTTGTGTTTGTCAGGTCTATTCATTGAGAAAGCCCTGTACCCTCTATTTTTAAAGTGATATAATAATCTAGCTTTGTTATTCTCAGCTAATAATGGCATACCATAAAAAACACAAGCCATTAAAACATCTTCAAAAAATATCTCAGCAGTCTGCGGTCTTGCTATATACTCTAAAAAGAACTCATTCGTTGGTGCTTCCTCCATGTGAAATTTAGTCATGCCATGCAAAGCACCATTCGAACCTCCGCCGCCAACAACCCCTGATATGTCATAAGGGTCACACCCAAAAGCACCCATGTGCTCATTACCAGGATACTTTTTACCACCTCTTGTTATAACTCTATTTCTCAGTTGTTGATTTGGAATCCAAGATACTAAAAACCTGCCATTCTTATCAGGTGTCCATACTACCTCACTATCTAACTTACCATTCTTCCAATGAAAATATCCTCTTGTTAAAACACGATCTTTTATAAGTGAATCATTATAGTCAATCTGTTGGTATATCTTTGTCAAGTTAAATACAGACTGCTTTGACTCATCTCTAAATGCATGCGATTCTGTTCTTGGAAATTGTCGATAAAATTCGTTTAATGCATCTGAGTCACTTTTCAATGCAGCGACCTCATTATTCCACCAAGTAATTACGCCTTGCGTTATCATCTCACCATCAATACCTCTTACTGATTTGTCAGGATCTTCAAATACAGGCCAACCGAACTCATCAATATACCCCTCAATATTCCACTCCATTGGAATGAACAAAGAATATAAACCACTCTTCGTTTGTCCATTAGCAGACTTTAATGTTGGATTACTATCGTTGTATAACTTCTTAAAATTCTCTCCACCTTTTGATAATGCATTTGATGTTGAACCCATCATACACTTACCAACTATCTTACTACCTAATCTAAGACATGTCTTTGTTACTCGCCAGTTGTTTAATATGTTCTCAGGCTTCTCCCATTTTCCTGATTCGTCATGTACAAGCATTAATAGCTTCTCACCATCGTAACTGTTGTCCGCTGTGTTCTTCCAGTCAATTGTTGTATCCAATCCATCAATATCATCTTGATTTTCTTGGTCCATGTTCTTACGAGTAATCTTACTTGCAGGAACGCGAAACGCCAACTCAGTTTTTGGATTATCCATACCGTCCTGAATTGGCTTGAAGAAAAATGGATAGTTTCTTACAATCGGAACAACCTTGTCAGTAAACATCTTTTTAGCATCCGATCCAGTCTTAGATAAAATACCAATTCTTGAGTCACGAACTATTGTACCTGTATTACTTATCTCAGAACTAGACATAAACGAGAAACCAGAACGCCTGTTTTTTAGGTAACACATACCAAAAGATCTATTGTCAGCCTTGCATGCTTCCCAATAAATATAGAATATCCTATTTGATTCTCGGAAGTCAGGTAGACCAATATCAATCTTTGTCCATTGTAAATACATATAATGTGTTCCTGTTATATATGTAGGAACATTATTATTCATAAACCAATAACCATTCTCTCTTTTGTCAAACTCACCTTCAATTAAGTCAACATACTTTGATTTAAACGCATTATCTCTTCTATTCCAATCAAATATTGTCTTGATTTTCTGTAGTTCAGATGGATACTCTTGTGCTACCCATTTGTTGCCGTAATCGGTAACTTTTTCAGGTGTTGAAGGAAGTGCAATCTTAACACTATTGATATCATATATCTGACCTATTGTACCATCTTTTGATATAACTACCAAATCATATTTTGGATCATAACCATACTCCCAAGACTTATGCCTATTCTTAGTTGTCAATACATTCTTAGGAATGTAATCATCAAGTATAACGTAAAGATTATTTTCCATTTATACGCCTTATTGTTAAAAGTATTTACTTCTTTTTTGCCCTGCCTTCTGCGAATCCACCATTTCCTACGTTTATCGTAGGAATCTGCGAATCGCTACTTTTATTTTCCTCCTCCTCAATCTTAGCTAACATATTCAAAGCATCCTCAAATGCCAACCTTTTAGCCGATGCAGCGTTCTTTAATTTATCTGCTGATATATCATCCTCAGATCGAGTTATAATTGGCTCTTTTAATACTTTTATCAGCTCATCAATAGCAACTTTTGCTGCCTCTAATATCTCTACTTTTTTAGACATATATTTCGATTGTACATTCTATAAAGAATCTCGTTATTTATTCTAAATTCATACTCGCTATCAGGAGTAAATGATACAATATCTCCAATCTCTACCTCATCTAATTCATCATTCTTAAATACTAATTCACCCCATAATTCTTCAAGACCAGATATAGGGCTGAATATTTTATCTTCAGATGGAATAGGTCTAACGAAAACAAATGGAGATGGTGCACTCCAAAGGTTTTTATCTTTGGAGTATAGATATACTTGTTCTGGCTCAACAATGAACAAGTCATCTTTTAAGTGATGCCAACTACTCTTTTGTCTGCCTCGCATATCATAGTAAAACTTAAAAACATTATGGTGAACTACCACAATGTCTCCAGGAACTATTGGACCATTATAATAAACAGGTATAGATAGAACTTCTGCAAATCTATTTGATACAGTATGATCTTCTTGGGAGGCACTTACAATAAACTCACGATCTCCGTAAGTCCTTATATTGTCATACCTCCTACCATCAATTGGCTTGATGATAAAGCAGTATGGTGATTTCATTAGAAATTTATATTAAATTCAATAGATACTGGCATTGAAACTGAAAACTCTTTCCATAGAGTAATCTCATCATTCTTAATAATATAAAGTTTTATGCCATCTTCAGTTCTTATAATCTGATATATATTATAAGTTTTATCTAGCACTTCTTGTCCAACAGTGTAGTTCATTGACTTCATATAATCAGGACCAACCGATATTTTTCTAATTATACTCACCTGTTTGTAGATTGATAGTTATATCACCATATTTAGCAACTATATCCTCTTGGTACTTTGCTAAATCATGTGCTGCAATATCTAAATTAGCCAGCGTTGATTTTTTTTTGCTTTTAAGTCTTTCGAATGAAAGCTCAATGTCAGCTACTTCAAATTTAAGATCTCTAAAGTTGCGGTTAAGCTCTGTCAATTTAGACAGTTCGTCTTGTTCAATTTTTTTCATTTTATTAAATTTTATAATGCAAATATAACTAAATTAGTTATATACTCTAATCTCAATACTTGTCTTATTTAATTTATTATCTTGAGCTGCCCCTGAAGAATTATAAGTTATTAAACTTAATCTATCTACATCACTAACACTAAAAGTATTTTCACCTGATGATGTTTGATTAATCATCAAATATGTTTTATTATTTGTAAATGCACCCAATAATGTAGCTAAATATTCTCCAGTTGTATCTCTAGCCCAAACAATATTTCCAATGGTGTTCTCTAGCACTATAGCAACAGGTGCGTTTGTTGACGTTTGAGTTAATAAAGCTGTATAAACTTTATATGTAGTGCTACTAAAGTTTGACATATCAAACTGAACTTGATCTCCATTTGAATCACTGCCAAATAGTCTATCACCTGCCGCAGGTAACTTTACTGGATAATTATTTACTTTCATATGCTAAATGTTCTTACAGCACGCACATAATAAGAGTTGTACTTAAAGTTGAAGCTGGCAAGCCCACTGATGAAGTTGAAGTACCACGCGTAGTTGCTGATGTACTCCGTACTACTCCAATAGGAGGCATTACCTGTAAAACTATCTGTACCTAAAACTTTATTAACTATAGCTGCTGAATTATAACACATGTTTAATTCCCAGTTTGAAGGTAAATACCAGTCATTATAACCACCACCAGAATGAAGTCTTGCTAAACCTGCCGCATATGTATTTGCGGCTGGAGCAGTAGTTTGTGCTATAATAGCATTTGTATTACCTAGACCATCACTAAAGCTTTGAGCAGCAGGTCCTATAAGTGTAGATTGAAATGCTGGTAAAGCCCATTGAATACCAGTAGATAAGTTTGTTAAACTTGCTATAAGAGCTTTTTCAGTAGTACCTTCTTTCCAAAGAGCAACTACTATACCTCCTCCTACAAGTTCTCCTATATAATGACTACCACCACCAAAATCAGTCATATCAAACTGAACTTGATCTCCATTCGAATCACTTCCAAATAACCTATCACCTGCCGCAGGTGTCTTAACTGGATAATTATTTACTTTCATCTGCCTTGCGATTTATATTGTTTTTTATAATTCTTACTCGTCTTTGTCTTGCTAGTCTTTGTCTTAGCATGAACACCAGGTCGTTTTACCTTTGGCTTTGCTATAAATGATGATATGTCCTTCTGCTTTTTCATTACAAACTCTTTAACATCTCAATTACTCGCGGACATGGATACATGTCAGACTTGTCTTTTCTTACTGAGTTATGTGTAAATATACCATTCTCACCCTTCATAGCCCTCTTCGATAAATCCCAAATGTCATCATTATATTCTTTAGGAATGTCGTAAGTTTCACACAAATATACAACTAATTGACGTAAGCTCTCAATCTGCTTGTCAGTGTACTTATGCCAATATGTATATCCCTTGAATGGCTTGTCTAGCTCAGTAACTTCACTGTCATCAACCAACCCACCAACGTAGTTGTAAAACTTACCGTTCTTCTCTTTTAACATACCCCAGTTACATACCTCAATACCTACTGAGTTTTTGTCAAGTGCTTTGTAAGGAACTCCCATATTTGAGAACGGAGCGTTCTTTAATCCCAAATGATATGCCCATTCTCTTGATGAGAAGCACTGCACAATTGTACCTTGATTGCCTATGATAAATGCCGTAGCAATTCTATCTTTTGTGCTATCCCAATATTTAGCAACTCCAACAGCATTACCATTACCTGCTGTGTGGTGCAAGTAAATCTGATTCTTAGGAGTTTCCTCCTGAAAGTATTGAGTAGATTTCAATCTGCTCTGAACTATTTTTGTCGTATCTAACTTCATGTTAATTTATCTGCTTCTTCTTTTGCTCTTGTTACAAAAGATCTTAACGATTTAAGTAGGTTCTTTCCTGTAACCTCCTCATATTTCTCATTAATAGATTTAATTTCTACAGCTACACAGAAAAATGCTACAATCTTTGTCATTACTAAATCAACAGCTATAAAGTGAGCTAGCAAATCAGCAGCTATATATTTCTCTATTATAAAAACAAATAATATAGATCCACAATAAAGTAAAGACTTACTTAAAACGTGAGACAATCTTCTACTCCTAATAGCCTTCCAGCCTCCCTTTTTAACGCTTCTCCAAATGCCAAAACAAGTATCTAAAATGATTGCAAGAAGTGCAACATATATCATTGGTTTAACTGGTGATAATACTGCTAGAAATGATGTTGCTAGTAGAAGTAATTTTGTTTTCAAAGTAAGTAGTTTTTTATAATTCTGTACGTAATATATA